GTAACTGAAACTCACAATGAAAAGGCTGAGAAGCTTAATGGTCGTCTTGCAATGCTTGGCGTCATGGCGGCTCTTGGTGCTTATGCAATCACTGGTCAAATTATTCCTGGTATTTGGTAATGGCAATCAATCCTTATCTGAAAGGTATTCTAAAAAAAACACCTAAGGGTGAAGATCCTAAGCGTGGAGGTCGTCCTTACACGCCACCTGGTAAAACAAAGATGGACGGTACTCCGCTTGCTAAAGCGTTTAAAAAAGGTTATGGAAGTAAAAGCTAATGCCCATGGTCAACGGTAAGAAGTATCCTTACACCAAGTCTGGTATGAAGGCTGCCGCTTCTGCTAAAAAAAAGAAGACTACTAAAAAACCTGCTGGTAAAAAATACTAAGGATAAATCATGGCTGCCAAGCGTGGTTTGTATGCAAACATTCATGCAAAACGAAAAAGGATCGCTGCTGGTAGTGGCGAAAAAATGAGAAAGCCTGGGTCTAAAGGAGCACCCACGGCTGCGAACTTCAAACGCTCCGCAAAAACCGCTAAGAAAAAAAAGTAAACCCTAATTATGAAATCTATTATTCTCGCTGGTCTCCTGCTCGGCGCTGCTCATGGTGCTGCACAAGCAGGTCCTTACGTCAATGTTGAAGCCAACTCTGGCTTTACCGGAAATGACTACACCGGTACTGCAACTGATGTCCATGTCGGTTTTGAAGGCAGCGGCTGGTATGTACAGGGCGGTCCAGTTCTTCTCCAACCTGATGATGAAGATGGTTCTGTGGAACTGTCTGGTAAAGCAGGTGGTTCTTATGCAGTGTCTGATGCACTGGCTGTCTACGGTGAAGTCTCTTTCATCACTGGTGACGAGACCGGTTACGGCACCAAAGCTGGCGTTAAGTACAACTTCTGATAATTAATACAGCCCTCCACTGGACGTGAGCCTTGGGAGGGCTTCATTAAAGTGCTCAAATACTTACCTTTGGAAACAACAACCCTGCACTTTTAATGACCGCTGTACTTCAACAACAACAGAGGTCTACCTGGGATGAGTTTTGCTCCTGGGTAACCTCTACTAATAATCGACTTTATGTTGGCTGGTTTGGAATCCTCATGATCCCTTGCTTGCTGGCTGCAACTATTTGCTTTGTGACTGCATTCGTTGCAGCACCACCTGTAGACATTGATGGAATCCGTGAACCCGTATCAGGCTCCCTCCTCTATGGAAACAACATCATTTCGGGAGCCGTCGTTCCGAGCAGCAATGCCATCGGACTACACTTCTACCCAATTTGGGAAGCTAATACACTTGATGAATGGCTATATAACGGCGGACCATACCAACTCGTCGTTTTCCACTTCCTCCTTGGCGTCTTTTCTTACATGGGACGAGAGTGGGAACTTAGCTATCGACTAGGAATGAGGCCTTGGATCTTTGTTGCTTACTCTGCTCCGGTTGCTGCGGCGACTGCTGTTTTCCTTGTTTATCCTTTTGGACAAGGTAGCTTTTCAGACGGTATGCCTCTTGGCATTTCCGGTACTTTTAATTACATGCTTGTGTTTCAAGCGGAACATAACATCCTCATGCACCCCTTTCACATGTTGGGAGTTGCTGGTGTATTTGGTGGAGCTTTGTTCAGCGCTATGCATGGAAGTCTTGTTACTTCTTCTCTTATCCGTGAGACGACTGAAGAGGTTAGCCAGAACTATGGCTACAAGTTTGGTCAAGAGGAAGAGACATACAACATCGTCGCCGCTCACGGTTACTTCGGACGACTGATCTTTCAATATGCATCTTTTAACAATTCTAGGTCGCTGCACTTCTTCCTCGCAGCTTGGCCTGTCGTGGGCATCTGGTTTGCCGCCCTCGGCGTCAGCACCATGGCATTCAACCTCAACGGATTCAACTTCAATCAATCCATTGTTGAAGGTGAAGGTCGTGTGGTGAATACCTGGGCTGACATCCTTAACCGTGCCAACCTCGGCTTCGAGGTGATGCATGAGCGGAATGCACATAACTTCCCGCTTGATCTTGCATCCGTGGAGACAACTCCCGTGGCACTGCAGGCACCTGCTATCGGCTAATTACTTCGTACGTTCATCCTATGTTTGATATTCGAGTCTGTGATGACGGTGCACGCATTATTCGTGATGCACTAAGACTGTATAAAAAACAGTGGCCTGGTGGTCACCCACAAGAGCAACAAGATATTGAGTTCTTGGAAACACAGTTCACCAAAATGGTACTCGAAGCAACATTGGACGCATGACTGCCTAAGCATGGAACGGGGCTTAGGTCTATACCCATGTACGAACTATGTCTGATCTCGAAAAGCGTTACATCATCAAAGAGCAAAAGAACTTCGTCCGTAAGGAAAAGGAAGTCGCTCTTTGCTATCGCGGAACTGCTTACAAAAAAACTGTTCTGAACTGATCTGGTGACTCAGTGGGAGGTTCGATTCCTCCCTTCAGTTATTGGCTGAGGCCGGTACGCCGATACCCTTAGCCGTCTAGACGGTGGGAATAGACCACAAAAATTTTTCCAAACGTTTGGGAGTAAGGATACATCTAATTATTTTTATTCCAATAAAATGGCACAACAGTCTTCTGACTTGACCACTAACCTAACAAGGCCTGGTCAAGCTAATTCTGCTGGTGACGCTCGCGCTCTCTATCTGAAGTTGTTCAGTGGAGAGATGTTCAAAGGGTTCCAGCACAACACGATCGCTCGCGATCTGATTCAAAAGCGTACTCTGACGAACGGAAAATCTCTTCAGTTCATCTATACCGGTCGTACCACGGCTGAGTACCACACCCCTGGCAACGCCATCCTCGGTAACACCGATGGTGCGCCGCCGGTGGCCGAGAAGACCATCACCGTTGATGATCTGCTCATCTCCAGTGCATTTTTGTATGACCTGGATGAAACGCTTGCTCATTACGACCTGCGTTCTGAAATCTCCCGCAAGATCGGCTATGCCCTTGCTGAGAAGTATGACCGTCTGATCTTCCGCGCTATTACTCGCGGTGCACGTCAGGCATCCCCCATCACCAAGACCAACTTCGTTGAGCCTGGTGGTACTCAGATCCGTGTGGGCGCTACCACTAACGAATCTGATGCATTCAATGCTGGCAACCTCGTCACTGCTTTCTATGACGCTGCTGCTGCAATGGATGAGAAGGGCGTCAGTGGCGACGGACGTGTCGCTGTCCTGAACCCTCGCCAATACCATGCGTTGATCCAAGACGTAGGTAGCAACGGTCTGATCAACCGTGATTCTCAAGGAACCGCGCTGCAAGGCGGCAACGGCATCGTTGAGATCGCTGGCATCAAGATCTACAAGTCCATGAACATCCCCTTCCTGGGTCGTTATGGCACTAAGTACGGCGGCACCACTGGTGAAGTCGATCCTGGTAACACCGGTTCCTTCGTGAACCCGGCTGTGGAAGACGCCTCTGGCGCTACCACTGGCATCAACAACGACTACGGCACCGCTGCTGAAGTCGGCGCTAAGTCCTGTGGCCTCATCTTCCAACGTGAAGCCGCTGGCTGTGTTGAAGCAATCGGACCTCAAGTCCAAGTCACCAGTAATGACGTATCCGTGATTTATCAGGGCGACGTGATTCTGGGGCGTTTGGCTATGGGTGCCGACTACCTGAACCCTGCTGCAGCCGTCGAGCTGTACGTGGGCGCAACTGCACCTTCTGCTTACTGATTTTTTATCAATCTATACGGGGACCTTCGGGTCCCTTTTTTTTATTCATATGGCTTTTCCTACCACTAACGCTACACAAGAACTACCAGCAGTAAACGAGATTCTGGCGTCAGTCGGTCAAGCGCCTGTCACCACTCTCGATCAAACCAACCCGGACGTTGCGATTGCATATAACACCCTTCTACAGGTGACACGAGAGGTGCAGGCAGAGGGATGGTCGTTCAACTCGGAGTTTCATTATGAAATGACTCCTGATACTAACGATGAGATCTTGGTGCCAGCCAATGTGCTCCAGATCGACTTGACAGAAAACGCTGCCAACTTGGATAGAGATGTTGTTATCCGAAACGGTAAACTATATGACCGTTACAACCACACCTATAAGTTTACTGAGACAACTGTCGAAGTAGATGTTATTTGGCAATTTGATTGGGTAGATATTCCTAAGCCTATCCAGCATTTCATCACCGCTAGAGCCGCAGCAATGGTGTCTAGCCGCATCATTGGTGATCCCAACCAATACCAAATCCTTCAACAGCAAGAGGCGTATACACGAGCCTTGGCTATGGAATACGACACCCGACAAGCTGATCTTACTTTCTTTGGTGTACCTGATGGTCAAGCCAAGAGTACATATCAAGCATTTCAACCATTCAAAGCACTTTATCGATAAATGGCAGCAGTCACACAAAGGATTAAAAACTATCTCGGCGGTGTCTCTCGACAGCCTGATGAAAAGAAAATGCCAGGTCAGGTTGTAGAAGCACTTAATGTCTATCCTGATGTGGCTCTTGGACTTACCAAACGTCCCGGTTTCCAACACATTACCAATCTTGGAACTGGTTCAACTTTTGATAATGCAAAGTGGTTCTATATTCACCGTGACAACGATGAAAAATATGTAGGCTGCATCACTACGGGTACAAGTCCTGGTGCTGTTTATGTTTGGAATGCAACCTCTGGGGTTGCCTGCACAGTTACCTATGGCACTGGTGCTCAGGCATACTTGACTGCCACTAATAAAAACTACGACATCCTGACCATTCAGGATACAACAATCGTTACCAATAAATCCAAAACAGTTGCCACGCTTGCAGCCGCATCTTTCAACGCAAACCGTCAAGCATCGATTGTTTTAAATGTCGCACAGTACAGTTCACTTTACCAAGTTGCTATTACTATTGGCGGCACTACATACAATGCCAATTACACAACTCCGACAAGTGCTTCTAATGCATCGAACCCTACTTTAGGTTTGACTTACGAGGAGGTTCTTACTGGTATTCAATCAGCTATCAACGGGCAAAGTGTTCCTGGCCTGACTATCACTAAAACAGATCAGACACTAGAGCTTACCTGCTCTTCTGCTATGACTGTTACTGCTAAAGGTGGTGCCAATACAACTAATATCTCAAGTTTTGGTGACGAAGTAGATGATGTATCTAACTTAAAAGCTACAGGTATTCACGGTAGAAAAGTCAAGGTTGTTAATACCTTGTCTGCAGCGGACGCTTACTTTGCAGAGTTTGTTGCTTACAACGGTGTCTCCGGTGTTGGTTACTGGGAAGAAGCTTTGGGATATGGAGAGTCTCCTGGCTTGGATAACTCCACCATGCCGCATGAACTGGTGAACACTGCTGTCAACACTTTTGTGTTCCGTAAGGTGACTTACACCAATCGCTTAGTGGGTGACAACACAACCAACTCCCATCCAAGTTTTGTAGGCACAACGATTCAACAAGCATTCTT